CAATTTAGCCTTTGCTGCGGTTGTGCCGGACATGGTGGCCTCCAATGGGCGCACCTATCGTCCTACTGCGGCGAAATATGTTCTGAATGACCTTGGTGTGGAGCAGGCACATGATGTGCTGTACTGGCCGAAAGCAGCAAAGTTCGGGATGTTCTTTGAGCATGATCGAGTACGGTATGTGAACAGCTATCTACCCAATCGTGTACCCAAGGCCGATCAAAATTGGCAAAGCCATCCAGCATGGCAGGTTGTGCAGGATCACCTACGCCAGATCCTCCCAATCGATTGGAAGCAATTGGTCAAGTGGATGGCACACAATGTCCAGCATCCGGGGGAAAAGATCCTCTGGGCTCCGATCATCAAAGGCGTACAGGGCGATGGCAAGACCACGATTTACCGCGTGATGATGGCAGTCATGGGCGAGAAGAATGTCAGAGAGATCAGCACGCAGGAATTGACCTCTGAGTTCAACGCATGGGCTGAAGGCTCTTGTGTGGCTGTCCTAGAGGAGATCCGCATCAAGGGGCATAACCGCCACGATGCGATGAACAAGCTGAAGCCTGTGGTGTCGAATACGACTGTGAGCGTGGTCAGGAAGGGCAGAGATGGGCGCAATGTGCCGAACTGCACGAACTACATGGCTCTGACCAATCACGAGGATGCGCTGGCTCTGGATGCCGATGACAGGCGTTGGGGCGTGTTCTTCACTAAATACCGCAGCCGAGAGGAGATGCTGGCCGAAACTGGAGCGGAATACTGGGATCGGCTGCACTCGGCTTATCAGGACAATCCGGGAGTCATCCGTGGCTGGCTGGAGAACATTGATCTGTCGGACTTCGACTGCAATGCAGCCCCAGAGCCGACTGATGCCAAGAAACTGATGATTGAACTCAGCCGAGGCGAGGCAGAAGCGTCCGTGATTGAGGCGATTGAGATGGGCGCATTCGGTGTGGATAAGTTGGTCATCGCCACCGACTGCCTCAACGACACGATCAAAGCGAATGGTGGCTACCAGCTACAAAGCGTGATTCTGTTCAAGATTCTCACCTCGCTTGGATACGAGAAAGTGGACAAGGCATTCAAGTGGAAAAAGAAAACCCGCAGGCTGTATGTACACAAGTCGAAGGCCGAGTGGATGGAGATGAATGACCTGCACCGCGAGGAGATAAGAGAACTTTTGGACAAGACCGAGGTAGAGCATGGATCGCCGTATTCGCCCTTCTAGCAGGTTACAGGTTGGGGTTACAGATTGTGGATTTGGGTTACAGGACGATTTTTGGAAAGTATCTGTAACCCATCTGTAACCTCACTCTGTAACCCGACCTAAGTTATTGATTTTCTTATTCTTTATCTCTCTAAAGGTTACAGGTTACAGATATATATATAAAGTAGAGAGGTGTGAAGTAGGTGTATATAAAACAAGGAGTTATATGATAGGGGTAGTTGACAGGGGTTGGGTATGGAAAAAACTGTAACCTGTAACCCGAAGGCAAACCGAGATCGGTGGCCTGAACTGGCAAAATTGGTGGACATGGTGAGAACATTCGACCCTACTGCGAGTGTGGTTAATGTCACTGAAAATGGCAGACTGGTCGCTGGCAAGGATCTTGGATTTGCGACCGATTCTGAGCCTGCGCCGAAGTGCAAATGCGGCTGCATTGAGCCATTCTGCAATTGCGACTCACCCATTGGCAGAACCTATGTTCCGGGGGTAAGATAGCTTTCATGCCAATCAATAGCCGAGCCAAGGGCGCATCTGCCGAACGCGAAGTTGTCCACATCCTGAAGGATGAACTGGGCATCGAAACTCAACGCAATCTGGATCAGTGGCGATCTGGTGGTCACGATATACAGGGACTTCCCGGATGGGCGATTGAAGTGAAACGGTGCAAGACACCTTTGCTCCACCAGTGGTGGAAGCAGGCCAAGGATCAGGCAGATCGGATTGGGGCAATTCCAGCACTCTGGTATCGACTGGATCGAAAACCGTGGAGGGTTGTCGTACCCTTACACTGCATCAACTCAACCCTGACCATGGCGGATGGATGGGAGTGGACAGCAGAGATCACGCCAGAAGCCTTTTGCATGATCGTTCGCGAATCATTACCATCTGCCTAAACTATTTCAGGAGTTACTGATATGTCACAAGGCGGAAGCGGAGGCAGACCAAGAACTGAATTGACACCAGATCAAGTGCGCGAACTGGAAACCCTTGCTGCTGTACTTAATCAGGCGCAAATTGCTGATTATTTAGGGATTCCTGACCGAACCCTTCGCGCAATCATGGAACGCGATGAGATCGTTTCTGCCGCGTATAAAAGAGGCAAAGCAAGGGCAATTCAACGAGTTGCGGCATCATTGATTGAAAAAGCTGTTGAAGGAAACGCACCTCAGCAAATCTTCTACCTCAAAACCCAAGGCGGCTGGAAGGAACAGGCTCCAGAACAGAAGGAACTCCCGCCTTTGACAATCAATGTTGTTGACGCAACCCCAAAGTAAAATCTTCTTAGACTCAAGCAGATTCCGGGTTGTCGTTGCAGGACGAAGATTCGGCAAAACCCATCTGGCAACCGTTGAATTGCTCAGGGCTGCGCTATCAGGCTCAAACAAGAATTGCTGGTATGTGGCTCCAACCTATCGAGCCGCCAAAGAAATTGCTTGGGATATGCTCATGCAAATCATCCCAAGCGAATACATCGACAAGAAAAACGAAACAAGCCTATCGATCACCATGCTCAACGGCAGCGTGATTGCGCTCAAAGGTGTTGATGCAAACCCTGATGCGCTGCGTGGGCGCAGCCTAGATTTCGTCATCATGGACGAATTCGCAGATATGAAGGCGACCGCATGGACTGAGGTTCTGCGCCCTTCATTGTCTGACAGAGAAGGCAACGCCATGTGGATCGGAACCCCAAAGGGCCGAAATCACTTCTACGATTTGTGGACATACGGCATCGACCAGCATGATGGCTGGAAATCATTTAGCTTCACCACACTGGATGGCGGCAATGTATCCGCAGAGGAAATCGAATCCGCTAGACGCGACCTAGATGACCGCACTTTCCAGCAGGAATATGAGGCAAAGTTTGTCAACTATTCAGGGATCATCTACTACAACTTTAAGCGCGAGGAATCGGTCAAGCAGGTATTCGATGATGGAACTCCGCTGCACATCGGGATGGACTTCAACCTTGACCCGATGAGTGCCGTGATCTGCATCCGGCAGGGCCAAGATTTGATGGCCATTGACGAGATCGTGATGTACGGCTCCAACACAGACGAGATGGCAGACGAGATCAGGCAGAGATACCCAGACCGTCAGATCACGATTTACCCAGATCCAGCCTCCCGTCAGCGCAAAACATCGGCAGGTGGCCGGACTGATCTGAGCATCCTGCAAAATGCTGGATTTGCGGTGAAGGTCAGAAACAGTCATCCTGCGATCCGGGACAGAATCAATGCTGTGAATTCACGGCTAAAATCTGGCGAAGGGCGGCATCTATTTGCCGACCCGAAATGCAAGCAAACGATTAAATCGCTCGAACGACAGACTTACAAAGAAGGCACAAGCCAGCCGAACAAGGATGATGGTTTCGACCACATGAATGACGCACTCGGCTATCTTGTTGAATTCTTGTATCCTGTGCGGCGAGAATACGATGTACCGCAACCGACACGGTGGACATGAGCATGGATACGATTACCTATACCCATCCAGACTATGACGAGCATGAGGCACGATGGGAATTCTATCTGCGCTCCTATATGGGCGGTCAGGATTACATGGATGGCAACTATCTGACCAAATATATCAACGAGGACAAAGACGAATATCAGCGCAGAATCTCGTTGACCCCGATTGATAACCATTGCCGCAATATCGTTCACATCTATTCCAGCTATCTCTGGCGAGTCCCGCCAACCCGCAACTTCAATGCGCTTGATGGCAATGTAGCCCTAGAACCATTCCTGAAAGATTGCGACCTGGATGGGCGCAGCTTCAATGGGTTTATGAAGGAAGCCCAGATTTGGGCATCGGTCTATGGTCATGTCTGGATCATGTTGGATAAGCCGAAATCAAATGTAGGCACAAAGGCTGAAGAATTACAGCAAGGTATTCGCCCTTATGTGACGCTATTCACCCCAGAAAATGTATTTGACTGGAGATGGGAGCGTACTGAATCTGGCCGATTCAAGCTGACCTATCTGAAAGTGCGTGAGTCTATCGAGAATATCGACAAGACTAGCAAGCGTGCCTTTTTCCGAATCTGGACTGAAGAAGAAGTGCAGGTGTACGAAGTTACCGATGAAATGGAGCGGCTGGTAGAAACAATCCCCAATCCAATCGGACGCATTCCGGCTGTGTTCCTGCCATCGAATCGCTCAGTTGTGCGCGGCATTGGCATCTCCGACCTGACTGACATTGCCTATATGCAGCAGGCGATCTATCAGGAATTGAGCGAGATCGAGCAGTTGATCCGTATCTCCAATCATCCGACTCTGGTCAAGACTTATTCAACCGACGCTTCTGCTGGCGCAGGATCGGTCATCAATATGCCGGACGAATTGGAAGCCAACCTGAAGCCGTATCAGATCCAGCCGAATGGCGGGAATCTTGATTCGGTACGCGCTTCAATCATGGATAAGGTTGAATCAATCAACCGCATGGCTCACATGGGCGCAGTCCGTGGCACAGAAGCCCAAACTAAGTCCGGCGTTGCCCTGCAAACCGAGTTTCAGCTATTGAATGCCCGCCTATCAGAAAAGGCTGATATTCTAGAATTGGCCGAAGAGCAGCTTTGGGAATTGTTCTGCATTTGGCAGGGCGTGACCCCAGATGTTGAGGTGTACTACCCAGACTCATTTGACCTGCGCGATTACCCGAATGAATTGCAGTTCTATCAACAGGCCAAGGCTAGCGGCGTTCGCTCCAATACTTTCCTGCGCGGCATCGACAAGATGATCGCGGACATGGTGCTGGATGATGAAGAACTGAAGCAGGCACACCAAGAAATCGACAGCACGACTCAGGTACTCGGCCAGTTCTAATGCCAGCGAATCTCGATCATGCGCGAATCATCGAAGCATTAGGTGATGCCCATGAGAGAAGGCTTCAGGAGGCTTTGCGCCGATTGGAGCAGCGCGTTGTTGATGTCATGTCTGGCGCACCGACTAGGGCAGGCGACTTATTCGATCTGGAATGGGCAATCTCAGCGCGCGCTCAGATTCAATCCGTTCTGGAACAGGAATACCTAGCAGAAGTCCAATCCATCATCGAAGGCTATGACGAGGCCGTTCAATCAGCCCAATCCATGCTGGGCCAATATGGAATCTTCACAGAAATCTCACCCGATGCAATCCGCAGCCTGAAAACGATCAGTTTCCAAGGCTTTCAGGATATTGGTGCGCGGTATCTTGATGTGATTGCGACCGAGGTTTATCAGTCGGCCCTAACCGGGCGATCTTCAGCAGAATCGGTCAAGACCATTCGACAGGCGATCAATGGCGTGTACATGGAATCCGATTCGGTCGAGGCAAACAAGCTGGTCGAGATTGCCCAGTACGGCACAGGCGAGGCTCAAGAAGAAGCTATCCGCAAACTGCACACGATTTATGCGAGGGACAAAGCCGGGAACAACCTGCGCCGCTATGCAAGCCAGATGGTTCACGATTCCCTGATGCAGTTCGATGCCGGGATCGTGGTGAACACCAGCAAGGAAGCTGGCGTGAGCAAGTTCAAGTATTTCGGCACGCGCATCCTAGACACGCGGGATTTCTGCGTGCGCCATCTGAATAAGATTTACACCGAGGACGAGATCAGGGAAATCTGGGAAACCCAAGACTGGGTAGGCAAAGCCCCCGGAGATCCGTTCATCGTGAGGGGTGGTTATAATTGCCGCCATCATTGGCAGCCAGTCGTTGACGAGGACGAGGATCGCCCAGAAGTGGTGATTCCGCCTCCTTCACCTCCAGCCAAACGAGTCGCGCTGGACGAATCCGCATTTCTGCCCGGAACAGATCGCGAGAGCATTGAGCGCATTCTGGGGGATATGAATGACGATGATGTTGCAGCAATCGCAGCCCTGCCAAAGCCTTCAAGGATTGAAACAAAAGGCAACGAGGGCAGCTATGCGGCATATCAGACTACAAAGATTCCGCATGGATATTTGATTGGCAACCCAGCCCAAGACAACGGCAGAACAATTCGCCACGAGTACGGCCATCACATCGACTTCATGCTTGGCAAGAACAATCTTGCATTCTCACAGCAGAATCAAGGATTTATTGATGCTTATGAAGCCGACAGAAAGGCTCTTGGTTTAAGAACTGTAAGCAATCGGGGGTCATTTCTGCAAAGCTGGAAAGAGGCCAATTACGACAGGAGTGAATATACGAAAGGCCGTAGGACATACATTAGTAACACGCCAAAACATGATGCGGTATCAGGTTCATCAGATATTCTTGATGCAATGACCGGAGGCATTGCCCACAGCAATTTCTATATGTTTGGGCATGGCAAGTCTTACTACAAGCGAAATGGTGCTAAGTACAAGGAAACTTTTGCCAATCTCTTTGAAATGAGAGGGAGCAAGAATTACGATAAAGTTATCGAATTGTTCCCTAACCTGACCAGAGAGATGGACAAAATCATCAAATCAATTGGAGCCGGAACATGAGCGCAATAGACATGGAAATGGCAATCAAGATGCACATTGAGAAGTTCGGCGTGGAGCCGATATTCACTGGCATATACTGGAATATGCAGGATGAAGTGCTAGTTTCATTGGTAGAATCTATTGAGGCCGGTGTTCCGTATGTCGAGCCAGACTTATCGGAGATTCAGAATGCCTAAATCACTAGAACGCCAACTCAAGAAAGTATGCAAAGAACGCGGCTGGGGCCAAGCCCGCTGTGATGCTTATGTTTATGGAACCATGCGAAAAACAGGATGGGTTCCATCTACGCAGAAGAAGCGTAGAAAATAGTTTCCCCACTACACTCCATAGGAGGTTCGTCACATGAGCGATGAAGTCATGGAATCGGTTGAAACTGAAGCGACCGCTGAAACTCAGGAAAGCACTCAGGAAAAGTCCTTTTCACAATCTGATGTCGAGCGAATTGTCGAACAGCGACTCCAGCGTGAGCGCAAGAAGTTCGAGAAGCAAATCGAAGGCGTAGATTTGACAGAGGCACGCAGACTGCTCCAAGAAAAGGAAGCCGCCGAGATCGAACGCCAAAAGGAAAAAGGCGAGTTCGAGGCGATCCTCAAAAAGACAGTCGAAAAGAAGGACGCGGAAATCCAAAGCTACCGCAATAAGCTGCACTCCACGCTTGTGGAAGGCCAACTTTTAGCCGAAGCAAATCGGAATAATGCCGTGTCCGCCGAACAGGTTTCCTCTCTATTGCGGAACAACCTTCGTCTGGCCGAGGACGGTCATGTGGAGGTTCTTGACGCAAACGGTTCCCCGCGATATAACGACTCCGGCGATCCGTTATCCGTTGGGGAACTGGTATCGGAATTCCTTACGGCAAACCCGCATTTTGTGCGCGCCACTCCCGGCGGTACAGGTAGTCAGGGCAAAGCTGGTGGCTCGACACAGAAGCCTGCATCTGTGGCTGATATGCTCGCTAATTGGGATCAGGGTGGCAAGAAAGCCTACGCTGAGTACATGAAAGCGAACAAATAATCCACTTCTGTAATCTTTTGAAAGGAGCCAATCATGGCAGCTACTACTACCACTACTCTTGACGACCTGTTTGTCAATATTGTCGCTCAGGCGCGTTTCACCGCTGAAGAACAGTCCCTTATGATGGGTCTGGTCACTATGTACAACATCGGCAATGATGCCGGCAAGACCATTCAGGTTCCGAAGTACCCGGCTGTTTCTGCCGCTGCTTTGACTGAAGGTTCTGACATGAGCAGCACCGCTGTTTCTACCAGCAGCGTTTCCATCACCGTTGCAGAAGTCGGCGCACAGGTTGTCCTGACCGACCTTGCTGCTATGGGGGCTGGCAATCCTGCGCAGGAACTCGGTACTGTTCTGGGCAACTCTATTGCTACCAAGATCGACACCGATCTCATCGCTCTGTTCGATGGTCTGTCCACCTCTCTGGGTGCTACCACTACCGAACTGACCGCAGCTTACTTGTTCCAAGCCGCAGCTACCCTGCGCGCTAACAAGGCTCCGGGCCGTCTGGTTGGTGTTTTCCATCCGTATCAGACCTACGCTCTGAAGGCGAACCTGACCAACACCTTCGCTAACCCGAACGGTGGTGATCTCCAGAACGAAGCAATGCGCAATGGCTATGTAGGCACGATTGCTGGCATCGACATCTACGAATCTGCCAACATTACTGTTGACGGTTCTGGTGATGCCAAGGGCGCAGTATTCGCTCCTGAAGCCTTCGCTATCGCTATGAAGCGCGACTTCAACATCGAAACTCAGCGTGACGCATCTCTGCGTGCATGGGAACTCAACGCTACCGCCGTGTACGGTGTTGGCGAGTTGGATGATTCCTACGGCGTAGAAATGTACTTTGACGCTGGCCTGTAAGTTCTGAGGTGATGCCCCCTTCGGGGGGCTAGCCTTATCAGGGCAGACAAAATGGCAGTCGATGTTTCCAAGCTGAAGTGCAACCAGCCGAAGCGCACTCCGAGCCATGCGACCAAATCTCATGTGGTCAAAGCCTGCGAAGGCGGCAAGGAAAAAGTGATCCGGTTCGGCCAGCAGGGTGTGAAAGGCTCTCCGCCAAAAAAAGGCGAATCCGAAGCCTATGCAGCCCGCCGAAAGGCATTCAAGGCGCGTCACGCAAAGAACATCGCCAAAGGCAAAATGTCTGCCGCTTATTGGGCTGACAAAGTGAAATGGTGATGCTATGGCTTTCTCGACTGATTCTGACCTGACGGCACTTTTGCCGGATATTCTTACGCTAGGCATTTCGTCATTTACTGACGAACACGCTCGCGCACAGGCTGATATTGAACGCGAGATCAGAAACAAATGGTGGGGCAAAACCGGATTTTCCGGCGAAATGGATGCCACACTCCTGACAG